ACCCTGAGCATTTGCAGAACCACCGAGGCGTGCAAAGTACTCTTCGACCGTGTAGTGCTTGATCAGGGCCTTGACGAACTTCGCTTTGGTGACCGGACCACGATGCTTGAACCGAGCAACGAACTTACGACCTTCGTAGTAGTTATCAGCGTGCGGCTGATAGTGGAGGTAGCCGCCGTGGTAGCTGAGAGTTTCCTTGGTGAACTTGGTCATGACAATCTCCTTAGCTTATTATTCATATTAGCACAGGTTTCAAAATATGTACACAACTATTTTCAAAAGAATGAAATTAGTTTTTAGGGTATTTTGGTTTCCAATGAATTTGATCGGGGATCGATTTGATGTATTGAGTCATATGGTTGACGAATTTCCGGCGCGGTTTTTGATTAAGGACGATATTGGAAATCCAGGGGGCGACGAGTTCGTCGCGGTGGTTATAATCGTTTTGATAAAAAACGCAGCCGTCGATATCGGGGTGTTGGTTGATATAGTTGACCAGGGTTTGAATGTCGGGGAATTGTGGTGAGATAGTGGAGATATTGTTGTTATTGATATCGAAATAATGAAGGGTGTACATGTTTTTTCTCCTTGGCTAATCTTACCAAGGTACACCCATTTCGATATATTGTACATCTTTTTCTGAGGGTACCTATCTAGGGTATAAATATCGATAGAACCCCAAAACATGAAACTGTGAGATATTATGAACCTGGACCTGATGATCATTGATAATTTTTATATCAACCCGGATGCCGTAAGGGCATTTGCGCTGACCCAAGATTTTGATGTTGCTGGAAACTTCCCGGGCAAAAGAACAAAATCTTTCCTAACAGACGATGTCAAAGTAGCTATCCAACGCTGGATGAGTTTTGCAGGACCCGTAACTGACTGGTATGAACAGTCTGGTTATAACGGAGCCTTTCAATATACTACAGCCATGGACAGAACATGGATCCACGTGGACAACACAAGTATGTGGGCCGGTGTATGTTACCTGTGTCCTGATGCGCCGCACACGGCAGGGACAGGTATCTTCAGACATAAGGAAACTGGAGAGTACAGATCTGCTTCAAACGAACACGAGTCTTATGACTATACCAAATGGGATAAGATCGACGTAGTAGGCAACAAGTACAACAGGTTAGTCATCTACAGAGGTGACCTATTCCATGCCAGCCTCGATTACTTCGGCAAAGACTTATACGATGGCCGCCTTTTCCAGACGTTCTTCTTTAATACTGAGAGATTTTCATGAAGGTCTGTAAGATTATATGGTCAACTAATCGCCTTGAGTATCTGATTCCTACACTAAAGTCACAAAGAGATATGTTAGACTTTAGCGGATGCAACGTTGAAGGTATCTTTATTGATGATATGCCTAAGAAGAGGCATGACAACACTATGTATGAATTGGTTAGTCAATTTGGCTATACTAATATAATTCTACGACAACAGAATATGGGACTACCGTATATGTGGAATAGCACATTTGAACTTTTAAGACAGAGTGACTATGACTATGTGTACTTGTCAGAGGATGATGTTGTATTGAACCAACCTGTTAAAATGACAGATATGATCCAAATTTTAAAAGACAACAATACGTTCTCTCAAATATGTTTGTCTAGACAAAAATGGTATGACTTCGAAGAAGAAACCAAAGCTTTAGAAACCGATGTTATACTTGAGAAATATAGAGCAGAACTTTCTGATGCATATTTTTGGAGTTTATCTAGTGTTTTTTCTAGATCTATGACAGATATTCCACATGCAAAAAACATAGGCGAAAAGAACTTAAGTGAATATGTGGTTGCAAAGTCTTTACAGAAATTAGGAATGAAGACGTGCAAACTAAAGAATTCTAACGGCACCAATATGGTAAATCATATTGGAGAGTATAGTATCGGCTCTAGAGCCGAACCTGGAGACCTGCGATATGAAGATTTTGCCGCGTACGAGCGTGGGACCAAATACAGTTCTAAACATGGAACAAAGTGGATTTGATCGATAAAAAAGGGGATGACCCGAAAGTCATCCCCAAATGCGTGTGACAGGAGGAACCCCACCTGTAATCCCGTCTATTCCAGTCGTCAATTAAGACTCTTGCCTACTTACACAGTTGAAACTGTATATCCACGCACCACATAGTGTACAGTTATTTATACAAGTTAATAACTGGAAGTTAGTATTTTTGCAGTATTAACTAAAAAAAATGTTGGGGTTTCACCATCGAATCCACCACCAAAGTTGAGATGCCGAACCAGTTCCTTGGCTTCCTTCATCCCCAAACCACATTTGATAATCTGGTTTGTCTTGGTCTCGACGATATCACCACCGATCTCAACGTAGCCGACAGGAGTGTCTGCCATTACCATATGTTCATTTACGATTTTGTAGTTAACCATTGATCTTCTCCCATACAATACCAAAACAAAGCTCTTGCATCTTACGATGAAACCGATTAGGAACCCGGTGATCCTCGACCATCCAGTAGGTACCAGGATGGAGTTGACATCTCCACTTGTATACCGGCTGTTTTATGACCGACCACTGTGGCTCGGGTTTGACAGATATCTTCTCCCAATCCATCTACTTGAATCCTGCAAATTTTATCTTATCAAACTTGGTTGCAGGCTTGTAGTCGTTCTCATACCGCTGGCCGGTCGTTGACTTATCGAAGATAGGTGTATCATCCATAAGATCGGTCTGTGCAGACTCCTCAGTGTTGTACAACTTCATCTTAGAGTAGTCAACACCGATAACGAACCGTTTGTGCATCTCAGGATCGCCGTAACGGTTCTTCAGCTGCTTGACCATGATCTGGCCGAGTTGTTTCAGTTCGTCACTCGAGATAAGTGCAAACATGAAGTCAGCCGTAGCTGGCAGACCGAACGACTCAGAGGTATCCTCTAGACCAACATCGGATGATGAGAAGCCCGTACGAGTTGTCTGAGTAGCCGACATGATAGGAACGTTACACTCTACAGCCAAACCACGAAGCTCCTCAGCGATCGCCTTGATCATCGTATACGAGTTGACGTTCGAACCTGCCTTGATACGTGACGAGGTGCAGATGTTCAGGTAGTCGATGTAGATCATGTCAGGTACAAAGTTCTTCTTGATCTTCAACTCATTGATGAGGTGACGGAAGTTAGCCGAACCTGCACATGCAGTAGGATACTCCTTGACGATCAGCTTGCCTTTGGCGCGTTGTTTGACACGACTCATGTGTTTGTCATACGATGGCTTAGTAAGCTCACGGAGATCGTCTGTGGTCATACCAAGGAGGTTGGTATCAATACGTTCAGCAATCTTCTCCTCAGCCATTTCCATGGTGATGTATAGGACGTTGAGACCAGCCATAAGGTTGCCAGCAGCGCAGTGACACATGAACAGAGATTTACCTACACCAGTACCGGCAAGAGCAATGTTCAGAGTCTTACGCGGAAGGCCACCCTTCGTGATCTTGTTGAAGAAGTCCAGATCGAACGGGATCTTCACCTCGGTACGATGGTAGAACTCGTATCGATCATCAGAGTCATCTAGAAAGTCATGGCCGATACTCTGATCGAATGACACAGCCAGTGCATCTGTAAGGATCTGAGGAATAGAACCAACTGAGATGCCATCCTTGCTGCGATTGTCATCAACTAGCTTGATCGACTCCATGAGAGCATTATAAAGAGCCTTGTCCTTACAGAACTTCTCAGTGGAGTCAATCAACCATGCCACATCACGATCATCACTCTTGGCCAGTTCAGAGATAATGCCTTCGGCACTCTTGAACTGGTCATCGGTTAGTCCAGTCTTGTTGCCAAGATCAATACTCAACGCCTCCTTAGAGGGGAAGGTACTGTACTTGGCAACATATGACTCGACGAGTTCGAAGATGGTACGATCAACGTTATCAGTGAAATAGTCAGACTTCAAGAATGGAATTACTTTGCGAGCATACTCCTCATTGTTTACAAGATTTCCAAAGATAACGTTTTCGATTTTCATCAGTCGTCTTCCTCCAGTTCCAGATCTTCAATAGTATCTTCACTCTGCATGATAGAACCAGCAGCTACAGCATATTTTTTCTCAATGAACTCATTGAACTTTGGGCACAGCAGGATAGGATGCCAGAAGCCGAACGCATATGTATCGGCCATACGATAGTTCTTAGCATCAATCTCACCGGTTTCCATATCAACCTTCTGGAACCAGCCAACCTTTGGCTTGATCACGTGACCAGACTCGATAGCCATGTCCATAAGACCAGACCACTTACTGATACCCTTGTCCCATGATACCTCGATAGGAATCTTGGACTTCTCCTTGACGAACCGGCTCTTCTCGACGTTGATGATGAAGTTGTATCCGGTAACTTCCTTGCCGTCCTTCTCCTGCTGACGGCCGATGATGAAGATGTTGTCAGCCGAGTAGTAGATGCCCGTACCACCGCTCACGACCGCCTTAGAGTACATCTCCTGAGTCTGGTAGGTGTGGTTGACCACGACCAAAGGAATGTCCTTGAGGTTGAGGTGTGGGGTGACCATGCGGAACAGAGACTTGAGTTGCTTGGCACGAGTCATGTCGGCAGCAGAGTTCTGCTTCAGAGCATCCTCGACTTCCTTCTTAGATGCAAGGTTGCCAACCGAATCGATCACGATGATGACATGATCACCACGCTTGATCTCCTCAAACTGATGCATGATGTCAAACTTAAGCTGTTCAACGTCGGTGATAGGCGTGTGAAGGACACGAGAGGTATCGATACCGAACGAGTCGAAGTATGACTGTGGAGTACCGAACTCAGAGTCATAGAAGAGCATGACTGCATCTGCATACTTGTCCATGTATGCCTTGGCCATGAGCAGACTGAACGAGGTCTTGAAGTGCTTCGATGGACCTGCCCAGATAGTGAGACCTGGCACAAAACCGCCATTGATCTTACCACTCAGAGCAATGTTGATGGCAGGAACCGTAGTTGCAACCATATCCTTGGCATTGAAGAACTTAGAGTCCGCTAGGATATCTGAGTCCTTGATAGTTGTATTCTTGCGAAGTTTATTTAGTAGATCCGACATATGTTCTCCTTATATTCTCAGTATAACACGAAGTATTATTATTGTACACCTCTAAGATGCAAGAATCTTATTTAGTTTTGCAATAAACATGTCAATCTTCTTGCCACGATCTGGCCAATTGATGATAGGATTCTTGTCTGCATCCTTCTTCAAATTAGTAAGAAGTGGCATAATTGCATTGTACATTGCCGTTGTCTTATCATTACCTTCTTGTTTGATCTCCTCCTCAGAGGAGGTGGTAAATCCAAAGTCAAAGTCATCTAGTTCTGTAATATCACTCATGAAAACCAGTCCTCCAATGTTGCACGTTTCTCTACGTGCCAGCCGATAGTGTTGATGATTGACTCAATAGGCTTGATGTACGCCTTGTCAAATTGCAGTTCACGGTCGATGAACGGACCGATGCCGAACTCCTTAGGAAGTGTCGATGGGCAAGAGATGACATGCTCCTTGGACGGATTTGGCTTCTTAAGGTAGGCGTACTTGATCTTTTCACCTGAACCAATGGTTTCATATTTATTCTGAAGCTTGAGGTCCTTGATAATTTTATTGTAGACCACTGCACCACGGACGTGGATTGGACACCCAGACTGGAACTGGCCAGCAATGAAGTACTTGTCCATGTCCTTTACCGAACTGGTGAATGCAATCTCCTCGAAAGGAAGCGTATTGAACAGGTTGCGGAAGTCAGCAACATACTTGTGCAGTACCTGTTCACTTTCGTTCATGATGATCTCAAGGGACTTCTTAATGGCATCACGGCAAGATGGAGGAGTCGATGAACGAACCGCCTCGATGCCCATCATCTTCAGCTTCGGTTTGTCGTACTGCACACCCTCAGAGTTCCAGACATTGAGGATGTACATCTTCTTTGCCTTCCAGATACCCTTGTTGGCGATGTTCTCACGCTTCATCTGCATCTTCTGTGCATAGGCATGCATGTTGTCGGCAAGTTCCTGATAGGCACGATCGATGAACGGCTCGATCTTCTGCTTACATGCCTCATCGATGAACTTCACAAGTTCTACATCAGGTGCACCGTTAGGATACATCATATGGACAAGATAGTCTAGTGTAATGTAGATTGAGTCAGTGTCAGATGCGATCACATAGTCCATGTTCTCGGTCTTGAAGAGACGGTTGAGGTACTCATTCATCTTCTTCTCAATCCAACGGATGGACAACTGGCCGGACATGGTGATGGCCTCGGCATGGTTGATATCAAACCAGCGGAAGTACTTGTTACCAAGTGCACCGTAAGCTGAGTTCAACTGGATCTTCTTGGCCATCTGCATGTTATCAAGACGTGCAATCTCCTTGAGTAGATCTTTGTTCTTAGTCTTCTCATACTCCTTCTTAACCTCGATCATCTCCTTCTTGTAACGGACACGATCGTTGTACATACGTTCCATAAGAGATGGAAGGAACCCACGCTTGTCCTTTGAATACAAACAAAGGTTGGCGGCGAGAGCACAGTTTGTCTTATCAAGATAGTCACCGAACTTCTCTGCGCCGCCAACAAGTAGGTCGTCGACCGTCACCTTATCGTTCAAACGAGTAACAAACGTCTCCGGAGAGATATTGTACTGCATAATAAGGTGGGGATAAAGGGAATTAAGATCGAACGACACAACCCACTTACTCAAACCAGTCTTTGGCTCCTTGACATGGCCGCCGACAAGTATAGAATCATTTGTCTTACCGAATGGGTTGACAACAATTTTACGATCCATGAGATAGTTGTGGGTGATAACATCCCACTGCTTTACGGATGCCAGACAGTCATTGTAGTTGATCTTAGCATCGTATGCCATGGCATAGACCAGTTCGATCAACTTCAGTTTGTCCTCTAGCTTCTCCACAATCTCAACGTCGTGGATGTTGTACTCCATGTACTTTTGAAAGTTCTTCAACCGAAGGTCATCGAGACCTTCGTACTCGGAGTAGTCAAGCTTGGGCATATCAAGTTCAACGGAACCGATATGATCGAGCTTGTACGACTCACGAGTAACGTATGTGAACTTCTTATAAAGTTGCATGTAGTCGAGGACAGCAATACCTACTGGTGTGTATGCTACATTGGTGCGGCCGCGGATCTCGACTTTATAGTCCCTGAGGATTCCCCAAGGGCTAAGACGATTGGCTGCATCATCGCCGAGAACACGCTTGATACGGTTGATAATGTACGGGATGTCGAAGAACTCGATGTTCCAGCCGGTGACAACGTCAGGATTAAACTCTGGTCCTGACCAGACACCGAGGAAAGACTCCAGGAGTGCAGACTCGTCTTTGCATTTGAAGTATGTGACATTAGATTTGTGCTCCTTATATTCACCGCAACCAAAGGAAATCTTGTTACCATTGCGGCCGATGGTAATAGCTGTAATCTCATTCTGAGCTATAGAGATATCAGGGAAACCACCATCAATGGCCGTCTCAATATCGATAGAACAAACAGAAACCTGGGCCGGATCATAGTTGATCTGCCCTCGATAGTTATCATATATGTACAGGTATGCAAAGTCGCTGAGACCATAGATCTTCATGCCACTCACATTATCGTACTGGTTCAGGAACTCACGCGCCTCATACATAGAGTCAAAGTCTACGCGCCCGACATACTCACCCTTCAGGTTGGTATAGTCGGTAGATTTATTAGAAGGAATAAATAGATACGGCTTATACTTGGTGGAAAACTTGTACGGCGTACCGTCCTTGATTCCACGGACCAGAATATTACCCTTGTGCCGTGTGATATTGGTGTAAAAATTCATGATGTCTCCTTGACCAATATTAAGTATAGCACAGGTATGAATATATGTACATACATAAAGGAATAAAAGATGAAGTTGACTGATAATTTTTCTCTAGAAGAAATGATTGTTTCTCCTACAGCTAAGAGACTAGGTCTTAGCAACACACCTACACCAGAACACGTCGAGAACATGAGATATTGTTGTGAAAAGATTCTGGAACCAGTTCGTGCACACTTTGGTGCAGTAACAATCAACTCTTCGTACCGTGCACCACTAGTCAACAAGGCGGTTGGTGGGTCAAAGACATCACAGCATGTCAATGGACAGGCAATTGACTTCGAAGTCAAGGGTGTTGACAATAAGAAGGTTGCTGACTGGGTTGCCGATAACCTAGAGTTTGACCAGGTAATCTTAGAGTTCTATACGAGTGGTGATAAGAATTCTGGTTGGGTCCATGCCTCGATTAAGAAGGCCGGCGGAAACCGCAAAATGCGTATGATTGCCAGTAAGTCTAAGGCCGGTGGTA